GTAATGGCAAGATCGCGCCCTCGGCGCTTAAAATCATAGATTCTAAATAAACGTCCGAGTAAAGAGAAACGCTAACACCTAGCACGTCGCGAAGTTCTTGCGCTGTAACTATTTGTGGCATTAGCGTTCCTCTCTCGATTCTGCTCGGTCGCCTCGGGAGCGAAACGACCGATGATTATTTAGTTATCTCAGGTTTGGTTCCAGCATGCGCCGAAAGGAATCTTTGGAGCAATTGCGGCGTAACCATAATAAAGAATATCGATGGTTCCGTCTGAGTTGACATTAGTGCGAAGCTCAAAGCGAGGAGATTCGTACCATGTCCATGCGTCAGGGTTAACGACCACCATTGAGAAGTCGCCAGCTGATGTTGTTGGTCCAGCGTTTCCGATTGAACGTGAAACGAATAGATTTAGACCCGGTGAAACTACGCCGCGAAGTGAATCGCCGCGAACGTTTCCAGCTGCGTTGCTTGGTTGGGCTGCATTGTAAAGAGGTGCGCCGTTGTCGTTGTAACCCATGATGTTAGTCCATTGTCCCGGGCTAACTACTAAGTTACGAGCGAAGCCTAGTGATGATGAATAAACAGCACCCGCAGCTTGAGATGTATAACCTAAAAATCCAGTAGCTGTATTAGCGTTAACGCCTGTCTGTTGACCAGCTGCTGCGATAGTTCCGACAGCAAACTCATCTGTGACCTTAGCGTACGCGTACTCGAGATTAGCAAGGAGCGCGGTGATATAGCTCGGATCCGATCGGTCAATGAGCTCGATTGTAGAAATTGCGCGACCCTTAAATGAATTTACAGGAACCGAAATATAAGTTGCGCTTAGATTTGATTCTGTAATTACGCCATTTTCCGCGATGTTTGCGACAGTTGGAACAGCTGTGACCTTTGGAAGTTCGAAAGTCATACCTGTTGCGCTAAGAGCTTCGCGTGATAGTGCGTCGATCATGCCGCGATCGGCATTAGCTAACGCGTTGATAACTGTGCGGCTTTGTGGTGTTGGAACCATGCCCGGTGCGGTTGATGTTGAGTTATCGGCAGCCTTGACATATTGGCGAGCGTCCTCGTCGTGTAAAACTGACGCTTTGAGTGAATACTGTAGATAAGAAACCTTATCGACGATTGGCGAACGTGGTGCGGTGTAAGCCATTGGAACGTGCTTTGACGCTTCTACCGATGTTTCGGCAGGAGCGGTTTCGGTAGTGTCTGACACTTCGTCTCCTTCAGTTGTTGGATTTGTTTCCTCTGTTTCCTCATCTAAGGACTCAGAATTTTCATCGGTTGATTCGACTTCATCTGTTTCTGTTTCGCTTGCAGCTACGGAACTGACTCTCGCACTTTCGATGGCTGGATCAGAAACCAAACTGACCTCATCGAGCGAACCCTTAGCAACGACGAGAACTCCGTCGATAAAATCATGAGCATTAACTTTAACTCCTACACTAAAACCATCGCGCAAACCCGTCGCAGCTTCTACTAATGCGTCGTTGCCGGCTGTTGTTTCCGCGATCTTAAATGTCGCGTCGATTCCCTGTTCGGTTGCGGTCATAGATAGAACCTTTCCGATTGGTCGAGTGCGATCGTGTTCGAGTAATAATTTAACGTTCTTAGTGGCGATAGATTCTGGCTTAAACGTGGTAAGTCCCGCGGACGTTGATCCAGTTTCGTTCCATGTTACGACGCGTCCGGTAATTGTGCGGGATTCGTTATCGGCTGATGTAATTAGCAGCGGCATGTTTAGTTTCATTTAATCATTTCCTCAGCTTGTCGGATTTCCTCGACGCTGATTGCGCCGATTTCAAATAATGTTTTGTAAATTCCTACACGTTCCGCTTCGCTTCCACGCAAGTAATCCTCTAAACGGAAATTGACTGTCTGTGATGATGGAACGAAGTCTGGCATGCTAAGTCTGGTGCTAATACTTGTCATTAGCGGAATTAGCGAGAAATCTAAAAGAGTTTTACGCGTTACGTTAGCGTTTGAGTAAGTCATGCTCGATCCAGTTTCCGCGTCAACGTAGAACGCCGGAATACCAATAGCTCGAGCTAATTCTGTTGCGATATATGAACGCGCAGCTGCAAGCTGTAATTTCTCCGGGTCGAAGCCAACAGTTTGTAATTCTACGTCCGCATTAAGAAACGCAGTCGAGCGATTACGTCGAGCAACGCCCCATGACTCTAATAATTTTGCAATTCGATCAGCTGGTAGCGCTGTGCCGTTAGATTTTAATACCATTGACGGAACTGGCTCGCGAGCATAGTTGGCAGCTGCACGTTCTAATTCTGCACCGGTGCGAATTGTGCGACCGGCACGATTTAATAATCCTTCGTCGTTGCCGTAAAATACGACTAACGATCCCACGCCCGAATCAGGAATTTGTTTTCCGTCGATCGTGTAATACATAACTTCGGTTCCGTTTTGATTTAGAAATACGCCTACACGAGTTGGGACGATTCTTTGAGCGGAACGAACTCGCATGGTGTCAGCGAACAGTTCCGTAATTTGTAGATACCCAAATCCGTAAAATAATAAATCCTCAGCAAGCCAAACATAAGTAGCGCTACCCGGAACGCGTGGATCAGGATCACGAATAACTCTAGGCATTGGCACTTCTAAACCTGTTGAGTTGTCCCGGACTTGTAACCCGATCGAAGCGATGGACGAACAGATAATCCCGCGAGCACGAGCGATCGTAGGAACACTCATAGCTTCCTCGCGCGTTGCCTGAGTAGCGCCGCCGTTAAAGGTATAGATCGAGTCCAGCGCGAATACAGGTGAAACGGAAGCTTCGATGTCGCTATTTTGGAGCGGCGTTACAGCTTCCACCTTTGACGCAAATAAATCACGAATACCCATGCGCGAATTGTGTCAGGCTTATAACACTAAGCCGTCATAATATCGAAGTCCATCTCTGGGCGTGTCGCGAAGTGCGTAACCAACGCCGTCGCTACCGCCGCGCAAACTGGAGCTTGCCCTCGACGTCCAATTACCCAACCAGCGTCGCCACGTTGAAATTTAACCGCTGAAAGTATTTGAGCCGTTAGCTGGGCTTGGTTTCTATGTTTTAGACGACCGCTATTTATAGCTCCGAGCAGCTCGTCACAGCTTTGAGGGTATGACGAATCCATGTCGAAAATTGGGATCCCAGCTGGACGTAATCGAGTGGCGATTGAGCCAGCGGCTTTCTGAGAATAAAGAACGTACTGGAGTGGATACTTGCGGCAATAAGGCGCGATGTCATTGGCGATCGCTCGATCGTCTAGGTGTAAATCGTTAGACCATGTATGGAGAAGCTTCACGATGAAATCCTCATCGCCTAGCTTTTGAGCAATTACGAGTGCCGCTTGTTTTCTGTCCGGTGTTACGTCGATGGCGAGCCACGAAAGTTTCTCTGTATCTATGTCAATTTCCAGATCGGCACAGTCTTTCCACTTCTCAGCGTCAACGACTCCGGTAATTGTCTGCACCCAGCGGCACATTACTTCCGTCATTACGACAGTTGGATCATCATTGAGAACGGACTTAATGTTTCCAATGTTAATAGTGTGACCGAGTGCTGGATTGCTGTACGTCGCATTTTCCAACGAGATAACGTCTGTCGGAGCGCTCCACTCGAAATAACCTATCTCGGGATCGTCAGCTCCAGCGATTGAAGCCATAGCTCTTTCGCGAATTTGGTTGAGGATTAAGGAATCAGCCTCGCCAGCGTTCGTATAGGCGGCGACCATGGGATTTTTCGACGCCATAAGGGTATAACGAAGCGACGCGTACGTTTCTAAGTCTTTCATCATGCGAAGCTCGTCGAGATGGATAGTTTCTGGAGCTGAAATACCGCGAGCAGCTGATCCAGCAGCGCGGATCATAAATCTAGCGCCCTTTTTGGTTTCGATTTCTTCCTCGCCATGACGACGGCGAATCCGCTTGACTTGCTTGCTGAGAAAATCGCTACCCTCAATTAGATTTTCCAAATGTCTAAACTGTTCAAACGACGTCGAAAGTCTGTGAGCTGAGCCAATTTGGATAGGTTCGTCCCAGAGAAAGAGCCCAGCAAGGATTCGGATATTCATTAAAAACGATTTTCCGTTTTGACGTGCGACAGTCGTACAGGTTATAGGCGTAGCCCAGCGTCCATTGGGTAACGTTTTGTGACCATGTTCCAGCACGAATTTTTGCCATGGCATTAGCTCTTGCTTTAGATCAGTCGCTAAATCTATAACTTCGAAGCCCCTAGATGGTAAATCATTAAGCGGCGTGTGGATTCTAGGCGTCGGTGAGCCAAATAGGTCAGCTGATTCCGGGTCGAAAACCGATTGCAGCCGATTAGAGCCTATGTCGTCGGGTTGTTGACCAATTATGACTAGATCGCCTTTAGTCATGACTTACGCTCTCGTTTAAGGGAGATATACGACCAT